CCATCTCTATATCCTGAGACCTGGAGATCACTATAGGTCATTCCCAGTTTCATTAAGATATTTGCTGTGATAATTGTGGCAGTATTATAGACTTCATTTGTTGTCACTGTATTTCCTCTTTCGGCTTCGAGGACATTATCAGCTCCAGGCCAGGAATATATACCTAAAACCAATCCTTGTCCTGCTCCACTTTCTCTGAGGTAGATAGCTTCATTCCCACCTGAATTCCGTGTACTCCATTTTGGGTTGACAGTCAAAATAATAGATCCTTGTCCATCCTTTATAAACCCGTCTTTGATATATTTTAGGGTGTCAGCAGTCCTGGTCGTTGCAGCGGAGGTTGTTAAAATTTCACTTGTGGGGAATACGTATGTCCCTTCCTCATGTTGGAAATAGGCCACATCAATAGCATCAGCATTTGTAACTATCTGAATACCAACAACAGGATTTGCCGCTGTCGCCGAAGGGATACTAACTCTTGTCCATCCTGCTGTGACTGTGATAGGTGTCCATGTCACACCATTATCCTGAGTCATGTTCACAACTCCTGATCCTGTCCTCCGCTTCACCCACAGAGATGAAATTCTTAATGCTGAAGAGCGTGTGATTGATTGCAATGCTGTTGCATTCGCAGCCGTTGCCGTCAAAGTTGATGCCATATTCGCTTTTCCAGCAGGTCCAACAGCATCAAACGTAGCTGTCATGGTTGTTTTAACCCATGCAGCGTTTGAAAAGTCATTGCTATATAAGCAATAATTTGTGGCTTGTGCTTCGGAAAGGAACCCTTTGAGTGTTGCCGATGGGATTGCTGCACCTGTTGCCTCTGTTACTATATTTGAGACAACCGTATTCCCATTGAGCGTCTCAAAATATTTGACACCATCAACACCAGCCCCATGAAAAGGGGTTGACAAAATATTGGTTGATACATATTCAGAAGGGTTTTGATTTGTTTCCCCTTCACAATCTTCAATTTGGATTTTTCTAATATTAAAAGTCCCTATAGAAGCTCCAGCAGAAGTATTGTCCCCCTTTTTATCTCCGAATAGAGCATAGATAGCCAAACCAAGACTGCCAGGAACTTTTGTCACTTTTACATTATATCGAACCCAATTTGATGTTAAAGTAAGTAATACATCCCCTGTATATGTGTTCCATGCTAATGTATTGTTTGCCGCTACATTAATTTTGAACCCAGGAGTATCCGATTTTGCTTCAAATGAAATATTTAATGTCCCTGAAGCAGTTGATTTTAAAAAAGGTGCGGGTAAATTTCGTAAATAACTACTTGTACCAGTAACTGTAAAAGTTTTTTCATCAACAATAGTCCCAAAAGATGTCCACGAAGTATGTTGAATATTTTCACTACTAGCACACGCATTCTCAACCCTTCTTGCCCCCTCAAATCGAGCCTCATTAATCTTGCACCATTTTATAATCCCTTCCATATCCGGGACCATAGCTGCTGTTGATCTGGAGAAAGAAGATAAGGCACCGATTTGCGGGACAAGGGTAGAAGTTAAGGGAGCCATCATTAGATGCCTGGCTCCATCATCTATAATAATCCTTCTCCTTATTCTTTTGCTACTCATAATTTAGCCACCAATGCAAAAGTTCGGACATCTGTTTGAGCCACAGAAGTTTCAATTTTTATTGAAGCAAATGGGATACCTATCCCCTGGATAGGAAGGCACCTACTCCCCGCCGCAGTAAAAGCAGACCAATCTGCCAATCCATCAGAACTGAAAATACGTGCGTAGTTTCCTGATGTTGTGTTAAAGCTGCCTTGTAGATATAACTGACAGCTATTCACAATGGGGATATATAGCCCGAACAAATCACTATTCGCCACATCAATAGCTGTGGATAAGGTAGAACCGGAGGAAATAGTTGCATATTTAATATTTGTAGGCATCTTCCTTACCCCCTTTTAATTCTGTCTATATAACATCCATGAGATATTAGTGTCCCTTCCCATAGCAACACCATCTGCCGTGCCAAGCACAAAATAACTACTATCAATTACAGTCTTGACCTCAATCGGTTTCCCTGTAGCACTACCCACCGCAGCCGGAGCCTGTGTCCCTAAGAAGAAAAGGGAATCACTCTTTACCAGAGTTGTGGACACCGTAACTGTAGTTGACCCTGAATTTAATGTAGTTATCCCAGCGAACTGAACTATCGATGAATTGGCTTTTGTGGCGGCCATGCCTCTGAATATAGGTCCAAATAACTGTTCAAGTTTTCCACCCATACGCTACCTCCTTCCTCATATTTTTCTTGGTCTTCCTCTACCTCTTTCAATTAACTCGGAAGCAATTGCATTCACAGATGTGTGCTCTTTCATTGCCCCGTCAAGTTCCTGAGAAAATGATCCAAGTTTCTCTCCAGCAGATCGTTCAATGTCATTCCAGACAGTGGCAGAGTAATCCCGCCTATCCCCTGTATTGAATCTTCCCACTTGTTTTGTAAATACCCGCTCCATATGAAAGCTCCTTTTTTAATTACTGGATTCGGACACTGCTTCCCACCCCGACGCCGATGTTTTATGGTGACATCCAGCAATAATTACAATGTATTCATAATTCCATATGCAAGATCAGCGGCCACGATTTTTTCATCCTGATAGTACCCAGCTTCAACAACTTCAGTCTTCCGGCCAGGGTCAGGGTCGTTGTACCTTGTAACCTGCATAGGTACAGCAATGCCAGCAGGAGTCCATCTGAATGACAACCCGAATGTCGCTGTCTGAAGAGAAATAGCCTGCTCTACCCTTGCAAGGATAGCATTATTCCCCCAGATATTGACAATAGATGCAGTCCCTGCTTCCTTTGCCATATTCTTGATCCCTTCACCAATGAGTACGGTCTGAACATCGAATGCCTGTTTCAACTGGTCTACAGTGATCTGCCCACCTGCTGTATATTTATACATATCCAACAGCAATGGATGTCTCCTGAGAACGGATACAGTATCTTTGTCGATGACCATAGTATTGGCAGCGAGACCTGTCCTGTTTCGGATGAACGCATGGGCTGTAGTAACATCAGCCATAGGATCCGAATTGACATAATCATTCCATTTATTTGTTCCAGTAAGAAGAGTCGCAGAGCCAAGATTTGTAGCACTGGTTACAAGCCTTGCTACCCTATCCTCATAATCCCGGAGCAATCCTTCGATGACAATATTGGTTGTATTCTGCCTGAGCTGAAGGGCGTTATCGGCATTCGCCAGATCTTCAAGAGAATTCTCTCCGGCAAGGGCGTAGTTATCAGCAAAATAACCATCTGAACTTACCTTGAATTCAATCCTCTTTGGGGAAGTCTTTGGTGCCCTTCTTGTATTCGGCATAAGCAGCCATGAATCCTTGTCAATGGTGTAATACTTGTCACTCTGTTTCCCTACTGGAATAATAGGGAAGATATTCTGAGCAATAAAAGATCCTGAACCCTGGAATGCTTTTATTGCCAGATTGCTTAATGGTGTATCTATATGTAAATCTCTTCCTGTAGGCATAATTTTACCCTCCTTTAATTAAATTTGTTAAGCAGCACCAGATAATCTGACTGGGGTAAGCAATCTAACGCTAATTATCTCCCCATTAGTAGTTGCAGTATCAAGTGCCCTTCCAACTATCATGTCACCGCTTCCGGCATTTGCAGCCCTACCTGAACCATTGGTCGTTACAAGCTGGTTTGCAGTTACAGTCCCGCCAGCCACAATTTTGCTTATACCTCCATCTGCTATACAGGCGAACTCTCCGCTCTGTGGCTTGTTCTGAAGAACCCCAATAAGCCCTGAATCTGTTGCAGCAGACCCCATATTGCATTTGCTTATTGCACTGCCTCTTACTATATGGTACTGCTTCGCACTAAGGTCGGCAGCAGCTTCCAATGTATATGTCTCTAAATTCTTAAATTCAGCCATAGTTATTCCCTCCTTTTTGTTTAATTAAGACTGTGCATAAGCTTTCTTCAGATCAGGATCAGCAGCAAGAACAGCACTCATTGCTGTCATATAATCCTTTTCCCCATGCTTCTGCATATATTCTATCGTCCTCTTATCAACCTCACTCGCAGGGTTATCCTCTGCTGGTCGATCATTCCTTTTAAACTCTTCAATCTTTGTTTCTACCCTGAAAAGCTTCTCTGTGGCCTTATTGAGCGTATTCACACAGAGGTCAACAACACTTTCAGCAGTAACGGTTTTATCATCCTTGCCATTCTCACTGAATTTTACAATCTTCTCTGCTTCAGCAGTTGCCAGTTCGTAAAAGACCTTGATAAAAGGCTGGAATGCTGGAACTTTACAATCAGCCACCTTTCTTGCTATGCGTTCTTTCTTCTGAGTTTCCTCAAGCTCCTTGGCCTTCTTGTTTGTCTCTTCATACAGTTTTACGGCATCATCAAGTTTTTTCTGAGTGTCTTCAAGCTGATGAAGAAGGACCTTTGTCTTGTTATCATCACCCTGTTTTTCACCCTTCTCTTCAAACTCCTTGATCTTGGTCTGTGCGGCAACCAGGTCATCCTGCAATTTTTTAATCTCTTCTGCTGTCATCATATCTTTACCCTCCTCATATTTGTATTTTTCTTCTTTCATCATTCCAGGCTGTATTGTCCTGAAACTGTCCTTTTCAAATTCTTCAGGGTTTTTTTGTCTGAACCTTAAAGAATTTTCATTTTCATCAACCTTTCCGCTATGGAAATTATGTTTCTTTAACCATTCTTCGGCTTTATCTTTAGACCATTTATCTTTATTAAATACAATGGTTTGTACAGTAGTTGAAGACTCGCCTTTTAATTTTCCTATAACAAAACTTATCCCATGATCATCATACATCAGAACATCTAAGCTAATATCCTTCAACTCTATTTCATAAGCTTTTATGTCCCCAGATTCCGCATTAAACACAACCTCTCTAAGAGGTCTTAAGTCTGCTACTCCAGGTATCTCCGCCCCAAGTAGTGCTACAGCTTTTAAAGCTTTTTTAAATGTACCATTATTATTCTTAAGATCCCAGTATATCTCAGAAGATACAGTTCCATATCGTCTGGTTTTAATAGCTTCATAAACCTTCTCATGTAAATCTACAAAGTCAGCCACCAGTTTATTCCCTATCCTCCTGACATTCTGAATCCAACCTAAAGCAGGCATCCCAGGGGTATCTTTACAATGTCCGTCTTTTAGCGGAGGCATAAAACCTACCTTTGAATAATTGCCAACCATTTCATCCAGATCAGCCTCTGTATAGGTGTCACCATTATGAGTGCCCGTAGCAAATATCTCTACATTATTTATACTGTTCATCATATCACCCCCTATTCCATCTTTTTCATCTCTTCTGTATATTTTTCAATATTCCCACCAAATCCAGGAGATACCAAATCTAATGCCCTGCCTTTATCCGCACCATTGATATATACTGGCTTTGGTGCTGAGATTGTAACAGGAACTAGTATACTTCTGCAATTAAAATGATTTGGGGGAGTTAAATTAGGCAATGATGGGTCATCAAGCCTGAATATCTTCCCATCTAAATGCCGACATATTTCAGTTGTCCTGTCATCCAGTATAGCTGAATATTCAACACCCTGGATAAGTTCAGCATTCTCTCTCATCATGGTTAAACGACCCATGTTAAAGCTCTCCGTGATATTCGTGCGGATGATTGTCTCTAGTCTTATAGGAGTTACAACAGCAGGGTCAACTATGTTTTCCATACTGCCAACATATGGCTCAAATATTGCCCTGAGTTTCTGCATTGTTTCTCGTTGCAACTCTCCATTTTTCAAGGCGTTCATCAGGATAATCTGGGCTTGCTTCACAAGATCATCCTTCATCACGCCTGAGATGAAGAAACTTTTATCCTTCAGCCAGCTCAAAGCTTCTTTTGGCATATATATTGGCGGGTAGATATGAGCATTTTCATCATCAAACTTTTTTATTCCTGCCAGAGATAATTCATTTGTAACTTCATCTCTACCATCGCCAAAAGATTGCCTGAGCATCTCATGTATAATGGTTTGGATGTCATTAAATCCTTTGATTTTCAATGTGTCCAGGAATGAATCTATCTTTCCCCAGTTGCGGTCTATAAAGGATACAAGAGCATCACGGCTATCAACCATAGATTCAACCATCTGCTTTTTGACGCTATCTCCAAGAGAGCCAAACCGCTGGTCTATTCTCTTAAAGTTTACGACTTTCTCGTATTGATTTGGCTGTCTGAGAAGTAATGCAAACTCTTTTTTATCTGGCTTCTCTATTTTCTTTAATGGATCAGATTCTTTTGCAGGTTCTTTTGAATTAAGTTCATCAGGGATATCCACTTGAGAAATGCTATCAACTGGTGGGAAACCAAGTTCTTTCCTTAAATGAATTTCATCATGCGCCTGATTTTTAATAATCCCTTTTTCCACTGCTGTTATGTATGCGGTTAATAGTTCTGTCCGTACTTCCCCCTGGATAGGCAAAAACTTAAATGAAGGATATTCTTTTACTGCATAGTTCAGGTCAACCAATCTCCTGACAATCTGTTCCTGTATAACCATATTTGCTAAACTGGTTCTTACATAATCGATAGACAGCATAAACATCTTGAAATGGACATTTGACCTTGCAAATGATCCTTGTGTATGGTCAATTGAAGCTCCTAAAAGACCTGGCATCAATAATGCCCTTGTAATATC